AAGAAAGAGGTAAAGAAAGAGGTAAAGATGTTTGAACAGAGAATGAACAATGCTATATACAAGCTAAAGCATAAGTACGGAGACACGTATATAATCAAGGGAACCGATATGGCCACATTGATGTGCATAACGGAACTCGGCATGAATGCAGTCTATAAAGAGGGGGAAGATGTGATACTCATAGAAGAAAAGGGCAGCATACCATGTGTAAGACATTCTGCAAGACAGTTTATTACTGACGTGATGTCCGGCATGATTGACGTACTGGACCCATTCATAAACAAGGAGACAACGATTGAAATAAAGGAAGAAGAAGACACGGAAAACATGATTAGTGAAACAATCTTCTATCTCACCCATACCCTAACAAAGCTCCTGCATAAGGTATACGACATGGAAAGAATGGTCTATTCAATTGGATTCGGAAACAAGGAAGGGGTAATGATAGACAAGGACGATTTCTATGTGTTCCGGAAAGCGGTGCGCCTCCTATATATATGCAACAAGTGGGTAACGAAGGACAACGAGAAGCAATCCAAGGAACCGGATTTCAAGAAAGGAAACAAAATAATGTACACCATCAAGGACAGCAACGGCAACACATACCCGGTAACCAGATTGTCAGAAAGAGTGTACGAATCAAAGGAACACGGCATCCTATTCATAACGGACGAAGAAATGGTTGTGACCGGGATATACAAGGAGAAATAAAAAGAGAGAAATACCCTCCAAGATACCCCTACAGACCATATTTTATTATTAACCCGTTATACATTTGTTACAATGGTAATAGGGATATCAAAGAGGAAAAGCAGTGATATGAATAACCGGGAAGGGAAAGACCCTATGGCATAAAGGAAGGAAGTATGCCGGACCCCGATAACAATAGTATAAACCGTCAACCTATAATTGTTAATTTGCGAAAAAGGGAAAGGACATACGACGGACAATATGACGCAGGGAACAGTCCTGGAACGGTTATTGTATCATTGTACAACGTGGAACAATTATAAAAACAACATATTAAAAGACAAAAGATTATGGAAAAAGATTTGAGAAACAATGTAAAGTTCATCTTGTTCTGCACGGAATGCTTACAGGCTGGCGTGGTAATGACACCCAAAGAATATGAAGTGGCATTCATGGCGGCAGAAAAGTTCGAGGGATTTGATGACAAGAGCTTCGAGAACATGAAGCCCGAACAATTCGCGCCCCGTATGAATGCAATGTTGCAGGCTATGTCAAAGAGAAAGCAGATTATCGAAGGACTGACATTCAACCTGCTTACAAAGAAAAGCCTGGGTGAACTGATAGAAAGCAACCTTGTGGAAGAGGTAATGAAGGCAAAGCACATAGCCGCAGCAATGGCAGATGAACTACTGGAACCGGACGAGAAACTGGAAAAGGTTGTGACTGACGGAAGACGTGTAATAGAGCACTTCATAGACCAGTGGAAGAACGCCCCTATCCAGGAAGAAGGAAAGAAGGAATACGAGCCGGAAAGTGACGCGGAAATCGTAGATTAATCTTTTCTATATACTTATTATTTTCACAAAAGCCCCGAAATGAGGCTTTATTATCAAGCAGTTATGGACAAGTCGAAATTAAAAGAAGCAAATAGGTTGCACAATAAAATCGAATATTTGAAAGACCAATTAGAGCGAATTTCCAGATTTGAGATGGAAGGGAAGATACAAATAACGAACTCCTACGATTCCTATTTCTATATTAGCGAGGATATGGCAAAAACCTATTTTCCGCTTATAAAAGAAGGAATGGAAAAGGAGCTGGAAGAGTGCGAGCGATTATTTTCTGAACTTTAGCTCATTTTTTGAGATAAAAACACTATCTTTGCTATCGTGATAATTAACTGGTAAGGTTGTATCGCAGTTGTATTTAAAGGTTAACAAAGGCGGTAGGGGTTGCAAGTCTGTTATAGCTGGGGGTGAAAGCCTGGTTCAGATAGCTGCAACCCCTATTTTTATTCAAATTTTGTATCATGGAAAGAAAAGAAATTATCGAAAGACTGAAAAAGTATTTTACGCTGCCAGAACTTGTATGCCCACACGTATACAGGAAGTATTCGGAATCGCAGATATGGAGCTTTTTCACGACCGAGGCACTGGAAACGCTTCTTGTATTGAGAGAAGAAATCCTATGCAAACCCTTCATTATCAACAACTGGAAGAACGGAGGCAGCTATTCCCAGCGCGGTTTGCGGTGTAATGTATGCGTTCTGTGTAAGGAAAAAACGATGCTTGAAAAGCCGTATATGAGCGCGCACTCCTTGGGTCGTGCATTCGATATTACAGTTTCCGGTATGGAAGCGGAAGCGGCACGGAAAATCATTGTGGACGATTCCGACAAGCTTCCTTATCCTATCAGACTGGAGGACGGTGTTAGCTGGCTGCATGTGGACACTATGGACCTATGCAACGGGCAGAAGGTGACACTATTTAATGCGTAAATATATTTTACTATATACAGAAAGTATTCTCCCTTATAGGGCAATCGATACTACAGTATACTGTAGCCGCGATTTTGCAAATTTCGTATTTTTATCATTTGTAAATTTAAATTGAAATAATTATGTATCCTAACAAAGTAAGTATAGCAAATAACAAGGGTTTTGAGAGCATAACAGCGATTTCACGCGCTTTCGAGGTCGGCACACCAGCCGAAGATGTGGTACTGTCAAAGTACACCTTGATTCCCGATGATAAAAGGGCGTTTCTTATTATTCCGTTGACTGCTGGTACTGTCAAAGTACACCTTATCGGTGAGACTGGTCCAGATACATACACCATTTCCGAGACCGAGATTTCCGCTTATATGGGTTCTCCTATGCCTTATCTTATTGATAAGGTGTTTGTTACTGGTACTACTGCACAATTTAATATAGGGTTATGATTGGTATTGGTACAAGTCTTTTGTTTGGTAGGAAGACTGGCAAGGCTGGTCCTCCTATTCCACCCTTCAATAAGGCTATGGTGGACGCATGGTTTATGTCCGGGTTGTCCAATATTGACAAGCCTTCCTCTATTAGAGGGGTAAAAGGAAATGAAATGGTTCTTAAGAATTTCGCTTATGCACTTAATTCTGGGTTCGGGAAATATAAGGTAGATTTTACAAAGTATACCGGAAGTAATACAACTTCCAATTCTATTTCAATACATAAGGAAGCCGGGATAAATAAAGGATATGCAACAATTGCTTATAGTCAATTGGAATCCGATATTCCTTCTTATTCTATAGAAATCAAAGGTCTTAATTCTGGACAAATATTGTATTATTATAGAAACAATGAAGGTCTTGAAAAGAACATTTCTTATAATAAAGATGGTATATACACACTTCCTCTATGTTACAAAGAGGGTACGTCTGGAATAACCGCAGGCTTCACTATAAATACTGTCGACGTAGTTACCATTACCCAACTGCCATCAGCCTATGAGGGCGCACTTGTGTTCGATGGTGTGGATGATTACGGTATATGCACAGGGCTTCCTATTCTTAACGATTATACAGTAATATGCAGGAGGGTACTTGAAAACAATACTAAAAATGTTGTTGCTTCAAAATCAGTTGTTGCTGGTAATGGAGCTTTCATTTTTGAATATGGAAATAATGCCACATATTCTTTCAGTGAATATACGTCTGGTCTGGCTGTAAATTTAAAAGATTCCGTTTCGTATCAAACTAAAAATTCCTATAATGGGAGTACGATTACGGTAGGCAATGCAGACGATACTGATACATTGACTTTGGGTATTATAAGAGAGGGAGACAGTAGACTTTTGAAAGGAGCTATCTATTATTTCGCTCTTTACAACAAATCTTTGACACCAGAAGAAATAGAGACCGAGAAGGAAAGACTTAATGAAGAATGGTTGAAACGTAAAAACTGAATAATATGAAGTGGTTAGTTATACCTATAGAAGAACTCAAACAGTTCGACAAGGACTGGGAGACAAGACGAATGAGTAACGACGGCACGAAGGCGTTGCTACATGAAGAGACGTACAACATGCTTGTACCTCCTATCATGATGCTTTCGGAAGGTGAAGAAGTTGTGGAAGATATCGTTTATCCTTATCCTTTAATGGATGAGAACGAGATAGCGAATTCTGGTGATTGGGGCAGTGACAAGGTGATTTGATTGTTTTCGGGGTGCCGGGAATTCGGGTGTTTTATCCGGTTCCCGGTTTTTCATTTTCTCTATTTTATTGTACACTGAAAAACAATTCAATTTTCAGAGTTAGGGTTAACTGTCTGATAATCACATACCATTTTCTTCTATTTCTGAAAAATATAATGTCACTGAAAGAAAGGTTATGTTAATCTTATGTTAAAAGGACATAAGCACTTGCGTATGTCTGATTAAGTACCTATATTTGCAATGTGATAAGGAAACAAGGTCAAACAAATTAAAAGAAATAAGGTTATGAAAGCAGAATTTTACAAGGTGAGAGGTACGGAAATGGAAGAGATGATGAAGAGAGGTAATAACAACGAAATCTCCTCTATGATTTCCAAGAAACAACAAGCACTTGCCGAGGCACTTGAAAACGTCGAGTTCTACAAGTCTATCGGCAATATGGAATTTGCAAGCAACGAACAGAACCGCGCTAATCTCCTTCAAAGACAACTCGAAATGTTGAACAAATAAAGATATAAGATTATGACAAAGAAAGAATTGATTGCAGCACTTGCAAATGTAAATGATGATGCAGTAATATTGTTCGGTATGAAAGAAAGTTTGTTTTTCGGTGCATTTGCTACACGGATATACACCAATGGTGACGAGGTTCTTATAACCAATAAGCATACGGACGCTGAAACTCCTGCTTACTGTGAACTATTGCATGAGGATGAAATATATTAACATAAAGGAGGATTTGATTATGAAAGTAATTGTAGAAAACCCGTTGAATGCCTATCATTCACCAACAGCAATCTCTATTTACGTCAATATGCTTAACAAAATAGTTCAATGTAATGACGAAAAAGAACTGAGAGAAGCAATGAAGTTTATTTCTATGGATTATCCGGTTACGTTCAATTCTCTTTTTGATTACGGTTTCGGAAGAGATTATATGTGGGTCAGAGAGAGGGAAAACTGTAAATCTCTTCTCCTTGTTGAATTCTAAAAACTTATATATCATGAAAAATCAGCTTATAAATTTCTTTCACGGTCGTTTCGGTAATAAAGTATTGAAAGCCAAATATCATGAATGGTGGGTGCGTTTCTGGTACGGAGTAGGTGCACTCACTTGTACCCTTCTTTTCTTCGGAATGATACAATTCTTGTCCTGGCTTTCTGATTTGATTAATTATGTTTTCTAATAAAAATATTTTACAATTATGAAAAAGGTTTTATGCGACAAAGACGGGGAATTCTTGTCTATTCATGATGAAGATTGTACTCTTACAAAACTGGAAGACGGTGACTGTCTGACACATGAAGACGGTACGATATTAATATACAGAGAATGTGAACGCGAAGACACCAAAGTAGCTTATCATGCTATTCTGCGTTATGGTGAAAAATTACATACGTATAAAAATGGATACCCGTTTACCCATTATGACCTTATCCCGGCTTATAGATTCTCTACAGTAGAAGAAAAGAAGCGTATAAACGATGTTCTTTCCGAAAACGGGGTATATTATGACGAGAAAGAAAAATGCCTTAAAAAGCTTCACTGGCGTGCCATAATAGGCAATTCCTACTATTATATCAATTTCGATTCTTTTGAAGTGTTTATTGCGACAGAATCGGACTTTTCAGAAGATAATAAGCGGTACAAAAACCTTAACTATTTTCAAACGAAGGAAGAGGCTGAAAATAAACTGGCTTCAATTAAAAGCATTCTCAATGATTAGGAAGGAATGCTACATCTGGGTCGGACATATTGTCGAATACCAGGGAATGACGTTACGAAAAGTCCGGCCGGGCAAATACGTAATCATTTCTCCGTGTTCCCTGGTTTCGAGACCCGTATATATTGACAAGGGCGAAAATTTGAACGTTCTTTAGTATTAATTATTTGTTTTATTTTTATATATTTGCAGCTATGGTAACAGCGATATTTATATGTCTCGTTCTTCTTACAGTAGTCCTTATTACTCTTCTTTTGTGGTGCATAGGGACGGTTACGGGAATTCAGAAAAGAATGGACGCTCTTCTTTATGTGGTCTCCTATATAGACCTTATCCAGAGAAAGCGGTTTATCCGGTATCTGGACCAGCTTTCCCGGAAGATGAGTTGTAACGAGGACGAGATGGAAGACAATCAGAAACAGTTCCTATTCCATTTAAGCCAGGAATTGACGAACGAGATAAAAAGGATGGAAGACGATTATAAAGATTTGATATAATGGCAAAGAAAAACGAATTTACATACAAAAAAGGGTGCCAATATATAAACTGGCTCTGTATTTCCAATAAACTTTTCTTGCTTCGTGATGATGACAATATAAGCGACGAGGACAAAGCATCCATTTCACGCGCCCTAAAATGCAAGACAGGCGACATCCTTTGTCTTGTACTGGGTCGCAACATCAGCTATTTCGGATATAGTAAGCTTATCGAAGACATGGGAGGACGGACGACAGAAAGTATAGTGCAGTCCAAGAACCCGGTTTTTTCTTCCATCTACTGGACTGGTGACAAGAAAGCGGCTATCGAATCTCACACCATTTTCATTCCCTGGAAGGAGCTTAAGGAGCTTATCAAGGATTGGGATTACCCGACATATTTTCAACCGGACATAACTTAGAACCTTCTTTCTCTAATTTTATATATATTTGTTTGACTGACACCCGGTTACACTCCTCATGAAAGAATGTTTCCGGGTGTTTTCTTTGGGGTTATATGTTAATCTTATGTTAAAATGACATACGCACTTGCTTATGTCTAAATAAGGTTTTATATTTGCAATGTCTTCTTAAGGGAGGCGGTTAATTAGGTCAAACAAATTAAAGAAACAAAGTCATGAAAAAAGGAAATTTACCAAAACAAGAATACAAGCTTATCAGCATGTGTATGCAAGGAGTTGAAAACGGAATAGCCTACAGTTGTTCGGATTGCGGACGCACGATATTCAATTTTGCAATAATCAAAGGAGAAATGGATAACAAGGAATATGTCGTAGGTCTTACTTGCGTAAAGAAATTGCTAAATAAAACCATCTATTTTTCAAATGAAACACAATGGGAATACGAGAAGGAATTAGCAGGATGGAATAACGCTATGAATTCAAGGAAATGGTTAGATAAGAACCAGTCCAAAAGAATCAAGGAAGGTTTAAAACCTTATGAACTGGAATATAAGGAATTCACTGGATATGATGGGTTGCAGTATTGCTATCTGGAAATGAAGATAAACGGTAAATATGAAGGACATACGGCATTTATCGAAACAAAATACAATTCCGTATTTAACGGAATCAAGAATTGAATAATCTATTAAAATGAAGTCAAACAAAAATTTTACAAGAACATGAGAACAATAAGCAAAAGGAATTTCCGGGTCGTATATGACCCGGCAAAGGGTGAAAGCATGAGTATGGTTGCCGTATACAGAAAGAACCTGGACGGCACGTTATCTCTAATCAATAAGGAGATGGGGAATGAGACGGACGAAGAAAGTCTGAAAGAACAAGCAATGAAAATCATTAATGAACTTAAATAAAAAGGAGGATTAAATTATGAATGCAGGTATCGTATTTTTAACTATCATTATTTTTATCGTTCATCTTATGTTGAGTGCCGAAGTAGGCTCTACGGCAGAAAGGATGAACAGGAGTTTCGGAGTATGGATGCTTTTAGCGCTTATCATTTCCCCGTTTATCACAGCCATCTTTGTTCACTGCCTGGGACCTATTCCAGTTCTTGAAAAGAAGGAGAAAGAAGACGATGAAGCCGAGAAGTAACAGGTATATCTATTATTATGACAAGCGGTCTAAAAACAAGCCGTACCGGGTTATAATAGAGGTTGAAAAGAAGAAGTACAATATCGGTTATTTCCGGACCGTGGAAGAAGCAAGAACAGCCCGTGACGAATTCATTAGAAATCATTTTTCTGTCTCCATAAGCTGGCAACGATTGCAGGAAATGAATGTGATTGTGGATAAGATTGCCGAACTTTCGGAAATTCTTCTCTCCTATAGGGATATTTCCACTAATGAGGTTATTCGGAAAATCGGGAATATCAAGCAGAACGCGATTTCCATAAAGAAAATTATTGCATAAATATACATTCAATTTGTATAATTATTCAATTTTGTTTTGTAGTATGAGAACCTGGGTTTAGCGAAACCCGACAGACTGGGACGTTGTGAAACGTCCCTTTTCTTTTTCTAAATCTTGACAATCGAGTTAATAATACTTGAAGAATGACAAAAAACCATAATCTACCAGTCCTTTTTCTACTGCATTGGCTTCTTGTTCAAACACGATTGCATGGTAACAATCATGGTTTATAGCCTGGATTCTCTTAATCCATTTCTTTATACCGCCACTGAAACCAGGGTGATACTTGATTAAGGCTCCTATTACACGTACAAGCCATTCCAGGGCGTAATACAGATAGAACGTCAACGGGATAAGGAGAAGTAGCCAGGGGCACGAGAAAACGCCTGCAAGACCGCTAAAAAGCACGGTGCCCGGTATCATTAATGATTTCCATTGATAGGAATGCGTTTCTTCATGTTTTAGGAATTCTTCGTCATAATACTCTTTTGCTTTCTTGCAAAGCAACCAGCAAAAAATTAGGATTGCGGAAAAGTTCGGAATGATAATTTTCGCAATTTTCGATTCATAAACTACTTTCATATTTTTACAATTTTTAAGATTAAACACGTGTAAAGGTAGGCTTTTTCGAGGAAATTTCTGTCAATATTTATTACTATTTATAACTATCTGGAAATCAACACTTTGACATTTTACCATAAGGGTATTATCTAACCCCTAAAGGGGTACGTAGTTCCCTTTCTTCTTTTACCCTTACGGGTATATTAATAGGAGGAAGAACTGCAATATAGCAATAGGGGGTTTGGGGGAGGAAGGGGAAAGAGTGAAAAATGGGGAAGGGGGATAAAGTAAGATATGGAAAGTGTTAACGGAAGTAAAAACAGAAAGGGGAGACGAAGCGAAAGAAAGAAGACGAAAACAAGAAGGGATTTTGGGAAAAAGGCGCGCCCGGCAAAAATTTTCTCGAAAAAATTTTGTGGATTGAAAAATAATCCCTATGTTTGCAGTGCTTAAACAAATGGCGGCTCAGTTCTGAAAAGAGCTGGGAACCGCAAAAGAAAAGGGGTTATCTGTAGATTACGCTTTTACAAATACCGCTTTTAAAAATTTCCCCTTTTCTTTTTGTTTTGTAAGCAGGTGTTTGTAGGCGTTAATATCCTTGAGCAAGATATTTGTAAAAATGGAAATTTTGTAAAAGAAGCGTAATCTATAGAAAATGAAAAAAGATACAGAAAAATCGGCATCACGCCAGGACATTCCAGAAAAGATTAAACCTCCTATTAAGGATTTTAAGAATATACAGACTATCCAGGATTATGAGTATTGCTGCGTATTGTGCGCTATTAGATTGATAAACAACAAGTATTGCAAGAGAAATCAGAAGAAGTATCAGTATAAGACGTTTTGGAAAAGAAGTTTTACTACACAAGAACTGTCATTGAAGATTGCGGAAGAAGTGGGTATTTCCTACAGAAAAGCGAAGGATTATATCAAGTTTTTAAGACTGAATGACTACATTAAATTCCCCGAAAAGGATGTATGTACAATCATAAACAAGGATTTCAAGGATGTAACGGAAGAGATGTATTTACCGGATTATTTGCGTTATGTGATTAAGGAGAAAGGGGTAAAATGGTCTCCTATTTTTACAAGGATATTGAATTACATTTCAAAGCAGATAAAGCATTATAAGCACTGTAAGGAGATTGCAGAGTATAATTTGGAAGTATGGAATGACGAGGAATCAAAGAAAGACGAGATTTTAAAGATAGTTGAATGGCTGTACAATAACGAGGACTGGAAAGAATCGGATTATGACAAGGTTTATGAAAAGGCTGTAAAGATGGCGCATAAGCACGCATTAGAGGCAATAAAATGGAACAATTGCGAAGTATCGTTCTATGAAAGCCCTAAACGTATTGCAAGCCGTATGAAATGCAGTGTAGACACAGTGAGAAAGTTTATAAAGGCATTGAAAGAGATTTTTGGAGAAAGAGTATACATGAAGCCGGAAAAGGCGACTAAATCAATGAGATACAACCCTAATTTGAATAACTATACGATAGCATTGCCGGACAGGGAGGAATGGAAGAATATATTTGCAAGAAGATTCGAGAAGATTAAAGAAGGTGTTTCAAGGGTAAAGGATTCTGTTTATTATCTCAAAAGAGTTTGGTTCAGAAAAGAAAAGGGTTATTTGTGGGAAGACAAGGAGTTCAATAGAATAGCAAAAAGAAGTGCTACTGTAACGTGTGGAGAAAAGGAATTGCCGTGCAAAAAGAGGTTGAGTTTTTATTACACCCTAAAAAAGAACTTGGAATACTGGGAGGACAATTTCAAGAAGGAAAAGGAAATAGAAGAAGAAAAGGAACGTTTTTATAAGTCTGAAATACAAAGGGAGGTTGAAGAAAACAGCAGAATTGATTTGGTGGCGAAATATCGCTGTCACGAGGCACCCGAATACGAAAATTATAACCCTAATGAATTTGAAGCATATAGAGTATGGAAACGGTAAGCAGCTACATATACAGTGACTATGAGACCGAGGACGTAGAACTGTACGCAGAACAGATGATACGGGAACGCATAGCGCGTGACGAGAAGCGACGCGAACAGATAGAAAAGGCTTTGGCGAAAGCCGAAAGGACCAGGAAACGGGTAGAAAACAGAAGACGGAAGTATATAAAGACAAACCCTATCCGCGCGAAGTACAAATACCCGGTATTGGATAAATATTCAAGTTAAAAGCTTGGTTATTTGACTGATAATGCCTATTTTTACCGTTGTAATTGCAATTTCGTTATAACTTAAAAAGGCATTATTTATGGATAATAATAGAAAAGAAGAGAAAGTGTTCGGACGTGCACAATTTGAACAGTTTCTCATTGACAATGACTATGAGGTATTCACCGCAAAGCAGGTGGCGGCTTTTGCTACTGATGTTTTGAACAAATCGGAAAACAACGAACTGGACGAGTTCGAGAAAGCATGTGCAGCCGCGGACTGGAAATCACTGGAAACGGTTAAGGTGCTGAATGACATCTACGAGGAAGAACCTATGTTCATAAGACCTTCACAGGTGGAAGTGATACCGGGAAAGGAAGGTATCTTCAAGTCAATGTCCGAGAACCGGGACATGTTGCGATACAAGGAAACACCTCTGAACATTTTCAAGGGCATAGCCGGAATGTACGTATCTGATGATATAGAGAAGGCACGGAAGGGCGAACCTATCGGAACCGTCAAAAGCTGGGGAGGGAAAGAATACGTGAAGACCGCGAACGGCTGGGTACGTCGCCAGGGAATCAAGACAAAGGAGACCGCGAAGGAGGAGAAGCCGAAAGAAAAGAAAGGCGGTTTTCCTACAGTTGAAAAACTTGTGGCTGCGGCCGCAAAGTCGGGGCACAACCCTAAAGAGGCAGAGAACGTTATCAGAGAACGCTATGACTATCTGAAAAAGAAATATCCGGAAGCCTCACCAAGTAAACTTGTACACATTGCATATACAATTTCCTAAAATTCCGTCGCATATGATTATGGGAAAACTACATAAAATAAGGGAATACGTAATGAGTTTATATTTTCCCGTGTTGTTGAGCATACCTATCTCTTTTTCCAACACGTCATCCTTCATTGAGAAATATGTGTTTCGGGACTGGGAGTTCTTGAAATACCTAATGATTCTTATAGTGATAGACACACTTGTAAGCTGGGTATATCATATCAAGAACAAGGACTTTTCAAGCAAGGGATTTTCAATGATTATCACGAAGCTTTTCATTTATTCCGCTATTCTGATTGTTTCGCATGTGATGGGGAACTTTACTGTAGAAGGCGGCAATGTGGAGATATACGCATGGTTCCGTGCCGTGGTGTGTAATGCGCTTATAATACGTGAATCAATCTCAATCGTGGAGAACGCGGCAAAGGTAAGCCCTACTTTGGTACCTCAGAGAATAAGGAAATATCTGTCTGATTTCGACGAATTCGGGGATAAGAAACCGGAGACGATAAAGGAAATGAAAGGAGAATGACTATGGCACAAGGCGATTATTTGCCCGGAACCTATTCAAGGGTCGGAACGGAAGAAAACCCGGGCACATACCTTGGAGGAGATTCGGGCGGTACTTCACAGACAATGCCGCCAAAGGTGAAGAAGGTATGGGTGCTGGAGCACGACAGATGGAACATGCGCAATTATTGGATTTCTGGAGGGAAGTTCAGTATTCCGGCAGTATGGGTACTTACCAAAGGAGTTTGGGACAACTTCGGCAAATGGATGAAAGACGGATTTTGGAGAATGGGACAGCTCATTTTCTCTACAGACAATATTTGGCATGATAATTTCGTATGGTATAACGATTTAAAGTTTAAATTTTAGAGATTATGAAAAAAGCAGTTTTTTATCAAATACAGGACGGTGATACCGGGGCACAGGTTGCACAGGGATTGCAAGGCAATTTCGAGGCTTTGCAGCAGGAGATAGAAGCAATTCCACCCTATTCCTTGCCTATTAAGATGGACCCTAATAGTGGAATTATCAACAGTGAGGAGGACTATAACAGTATTCTCCCCGAATCCTATCTGACGGAATATCCGTGGCAGGCTGAATATGCAGGTGGTCTTCCTTGGTTATGGATGAACTTCAAGGCGAAGGTATCGGAAGGTACTCAGATTTGCATTAAGCATAACAACAAGTTCTGCGAGTTCACCAACATTCCAGAAACTATCGGCACCGTATCTGTCAACAAGAAGATTCTGACAATGAAGGAGAAGAACGAATATCTGGGTTTCGAGTGTCAGAAGGATTTGGGCGTACAGAAAGTGGACTTGAAAGGCATTTACCAGGTTTACGTACTGGATGCTGACGGTTCCGTGGAACAGGAAATTGTATTTGAATGTAAGTAATTAACAATTAAAAATAGAAAAGATTATGAGACTGTATAGATTTTTGGACGAAGACAAGAATATTGATGTGACATTGGTAACTGATGGTAGTTGCGACCAGAAGAAAGTGTTCATTACCGAATCACCGCGTGGAATTACCCCTAAAGGAAACGTGACGGACCCCGAAGGCGGTGCAGAGCTTTTGAAGCTTGGTTTCAAATGGAATGTAGGCGAAGCCGTGATGCACGAGGAACTTGTAGCATTTGCAGAAGAAAAGGGTTTGGAATTAATTATCGACCCCCAGGGATTGAATGAAATCGTTGCGGTAACGGCAGAATGGAACGATGCAGATGCGTGTGTAATCACCATTAAAACAAGTGTTCCGGCAAAGAAGGATGTCGACATTTATTTCCTTAATAGCGTGAATCTGAATGAGAGCGCAGAAAGATTCGGGGTAGTGAGAGGAGACCGCAAAACCATCTCTACAAAAGTTATGTCCGGTAAACCTATGGCGTTTACGCTGGCTGACCTTGGTCTGGATGCAAAGGAAGACTTGAACGTAGTGGTAATGACCGACAACAATACGTGGCGCGAAGAACTTGTGGCACAAAACGCATAAGGACATGTTACGGTTATTGTTTACAACAGAGGACAATGTTCACCAAATGACCGTCGTAACCGACGGAATCGACGGTCAGATGAAGGTTTTCGTTACAGAAAGCCTTTATGGTGATGTGGAATATTATAAGGGGCTGGGTATCGTGATTGAACCCGGACACACCTATAATATCGGACAGTTCAAGGAATGGGCGTTTAAGGCGCTTGTTAAGCTTATCTCATATCCGGAAGGATTCGGAGAAGAAGGCGCGGTATTGTCGGACGTGCAGGAAGTTGTGGAATACGTATTGGAGACTAAAGAACCTACACTCAATTTCCCTGCAAAGGGAGGTGATGATATGTGCGTAGTGACGTCTTCAAAGCAGACTTTCAAGAATGGACAACCAGTAGGACATCCGGAAGGCGTACCAGTGGAATTCTCAATATCTGGGGCAGGATTCAAGGTTGACGGTGGAGGACAAGTAACGGTTGACGAGAACCCCAACAACACGACAAGAAAAGCGGTAGTGACGGTTAAACAGAATGAAAGCGGAAAGACATTGCAGATTACATGCAACCAGGCTGCATCTACTGTAACCTACGAATATGCGCTTACAGTAGACCCGACATCGGTAACGTTCGACGGTGCAGGAGGTGAAAAGCTGGTTACTGTGACTTCTACAAGAACAAAAGTTCTGAACGGGGTAAAACAGCAGGCAGAAAGCTATCCTACGGACATAGAGCTTGCAGGTGAGGGATTCAGCTATGAAGTGAGCGGAAACAACTACAATCTGAAAGCCGAGGAGAATACCGGGACCTCACAGAGAACGGGAAAGGCGACCATTTCACAGGAAGGCGGAAAGACCGTACAAATGAACTTGACACAGAATGCGGCTACGGTGACGTATGACTATGCGCTTACAGCCAATTCACAGACCATACAGTTTGTAGCGCTTGGAGAAACGAAGAGTTTACAAGTTGTTTCAACAAGACAGAAAAAAGTTAACGGTAAACCGTCTGGTGATGTCGAGAAGGTAGATACGACTGCACAAATTACCGGAACCGGATTTAGCGAGACTTCATCAGAAACCACCAATGGAGAGAATTATAGCATAGTGGCAGCAGAGAACAAGGCAGAAACAGCTAATAACGGTTCTATTACCATTACACAGACTGGAAGTAACAAGACAGTAAAGGTTACGTTAACACAGCTTGCAGCAGCAATCACTTACGAATACACATTGACTACAGACCCGACAGCACTTTCATTTGCAGCAGCAGGAGAAACAAAGATATTCAGTGTTTCAAGCAAGAAGCAGAAGAAAGTGAACGGGAAGAATGACGGTTCACCTATGACGGTTGACTACACTATTGTAGTGAGTGGTACGGGATTTACCAAGGGTTCTACTGAATATTCTGTAGTGGCGGATGCAAATACTGGCGCACAGCGTACCGGAACGGCAGTTGTTACGGCAGTAGAAGGAGGAAAGAAAGCGACGGTAAACCTTACACAATTGGCTGGAGAATAAAAATTGTTTACAATGGGAAAGAGAAAAGGAAAGATAATACAAAAAGCGGAAAAGCCAGATTTGATTGCAAGTCTTTCGAGTTTGTCCATTGAAGAGATAGACAGGCTGCAAAAGGCCGCTCCTATGGCATTCCAAAGCAAATTGCAGGCTGCGTTAAACTCAAACGATGCAGGGGAGATAATGAAGGCTAATTTGTATCTGGGAGAAATCAATAGACAGCCTACAAAAATTCAGTCTGTTTTCTTTGACCCTAACGACATATCTGGTAACGGAAGAGGATTCAAGGATTCCAAAGGGGTTCTGTCCTTTTCCGTATTGCGTCGGATGGGAGATATCCATATAGTCAAAAGTATTGTGTCTACACGCGTGGAACAGATAATGAACTTTATGGATTTTTCGGAAGACGAGCAAAAGGAAGGCTTCACAATCAGAAAAAAGAAGAGCCTTTTTTCTACCGGGGATGAGAAATTGACAAATGAGGACAAGAAAAAGATTTCAAAGATAGTTGATTTCCTGGAAAAGGGAGGATGGACGGACAAATGGGACAATGTGGACAGCTTGCAGGAGTTTGTAAGCAAGATAATGTCGGACAGTCTCACATTAGACCAGTTGGCCTTTGAGATGGTGCGCAACAGAATGTGGGAATTGCAGAAATTCCGCGCTGTGGACGCTTCTTTGATACGTTTTCTGGATAGTGTAGACCCAAGACAAAGGGAAGGTTTCGAGCAGTATAGATTCAAAGGACATTTGCCGCGTTACTGTATGGTGTGGGACGAAATGATTCTTCACAACCCTATAACAAAGGAACCGATATTGTATTACCCGTGGGAGCTTGGTTTCGGTATCAGAAACAAGACGTCCGATGTGAGAAGAAACGGGTATGGAGTGTCGGAATTGGAGACGTTGGTAAACATTATTACTTGGATATTGTGGGGTTTTTCCTATAATGCAAACTTTTTTAGCCAAGGGTCTCAGCCTAAAGGGTTTATCAATATAAAGAACCCTAACATATCAAATAGTACGTTACAAGAGTTTAGGCAGGCATGGACACAGACGATGGCAGGGGTTTATAACAGTCACCGCACACCCGTTATAAATGGCATTGACTTGGAATGGGTTGATTTACAGAAACTTAGTAATCGTGATATGGAATTCAACGAATGGATAAAGTTTCTTATCATAATGACATGTTCCGTATATCGTATAGACCCGTCCGAACTTGGATTCAATTTCAAGGAAAGTCAGCAGATATTCGGACAGGACGGGCAGCGCGAAAGATTGAAGCACAGCCGGGAAAAAGGATTGAAGCCTCTATTGATATTCTTGCAGGGTGTCATTACAAAGTATATTGTGAGTGAGCTGGATGAAAACTACGAGTTTGCATTTACCGGAATAGAGGTGGAAGACGAGGAAGCACAGGTAAAACTGGATTCTGAAAAATTGAGTAGCGGAATGGTTTCTATGCAGGACATATTCAAGAAGTACAACGGACGTGACTTTGACCCCGAAAAGGACATCATTCTTAACCAGGTATACCAGGGGATGAAGCAGGCAGAAGAACAAAACAAGATGTTCGGAGCTTCACAGCCTGGACAACAGCCGGAAGGTGTACCGGAGGGCGAGGAAGACCCGTTCGCACAATACAAGTCGTTTAACGACAATCCTATAATGAAACCAGCAGTTGACTATTATTTAAAAAATCTTTACAAATAAGAAATTATGGAAACTTTCGATGATTTAAAGTTAGAAAGATATATAAACAAGGCTCTTTTGGAAAAGAGCCTGGGAAGACCAGAAATGTATGACGGTCTTCTGGAGATTGCGAAGGCACAACAAGGCGTATATGTGAACAACGCGGTAAACCGGAAGCTTGGCATTGTTGGGCTGCCATACAAGAAAAGAAAGGCTACGGAGGAAGAGAAAGCCGATTTAACCAAGACAACGGAAGACCTTTATAAGGAAGGTAGTGCGTGGAAATGAGACAGACAGATTAAAGTACATAACAAAGTGAAGTCTGAATATCGGAAGAAAATGCTATTTGAGACAAAACCGCGTGCTTATTTAATGCTTGGCGGTGGTGGTTCGGGCAAAGGGTATTATCTTAAGAAGATGAAGGAGAAAGACCCTTCTATTGATAAACTTCCAGTTATTGATGTGGACGATATGCGTGACATGATACCGGATTATGAAAGGGTGAAGGGAATAGACCCGAAGAAAGCTTCATCCTATGTGCATGAGGAAGTATCGGATATAGGTAAAGCGATAGACAAGGAATATATAAAATCTAAATCTTCTTTTGTAAAAGATGCTGTATTTGGAAACCCGGCAAAACTTGAAAAATTGGTTGATGAATTGAAGGCACAAGGTTACGATGTCCATTTGGTAGGCGTGGCAACCGATTTCAGTACGGCTTTGGATAGAATACAGAAATGTTTTGAGAGAACGAAACGGTATGTTCCTACAGAAGTGGCGAAAAAAGGACATAAAGGAGCGTCCGAATCTTTCAAGAAAGTTATCGAAACTCCGTTGAAAGATAAATTCAAGTCCGTTAAATTGTATGACGGAAATTCCGATAATGGAGTGATTTATGATAACAAAGTGTTAAATCAAAAAGAACTTGATAGGTTTCTTAAAAAAATAGACTTATAAATTTGTTTAATTCTGAACAGTTTTGTATATTGCATAGAAACTTAAAGAAAGGAGTAAAATTATGGCAAAGAAAAAGTACGGAATTGATATGACGGCTGACGAATGGTTTGAGATTGAAGAACGTGGAATGGGCGAAGGTTGGACGATGGAAGAAGTTGCAGCTTTAGGTCCAGAAGGCAGGGAATTTCATAGAAATGCCCCGTATAATCCTTATTTTCCAAAACCAGATATGTCTATTTTTAACGAAGACCTTTACGACGGTTATAAGATAAAGGAAAAGAAGAATGCCGGAAAAGAAAATTGATGGTATAAGAACACCTTTGGTATCGCGTCTTATTGGAGTGAAAAGACACGTGAAAGACCCTATTAGATACCCGAAAATACAATGCGGTTATGAAGGGCTTGCACAGACCATGTTCGCTACACAATCGGACGCGATGATAAAGGAGCTTATAAAAGAAATGATAAAAACGGTTGAAAAATGATATTCTCACCGGAAGAGATACAAAAACTGTATGATATAATAGACTACCGTCTTGCAAGGATTGTAGCCGATGTAATGGGAGATGAACTGTTGACACCGGAAGACAAGTCCTTGTTAAGGCGGTATGGCTATAAATGGAGAAGGGAGATAGAAAAGTTACCACCCTATTTCCAATCCTATCTGTTTGGGAGATTGAGTGCGCAACTCACGCCAGCACAATTATCAACACTCAATTTTGACGATTTCACAAAGTATATAGACCGCCATCAATGGGCGGTTCTTACACCCCTGGAAAAGGAAGTGTATTATGCAGCAGCAACACGCACATATTCCTATATAAAGACGATGGGAGAACGGGTCAAAACGATAATGTCTAATGCCGTGTCGGAAGAAGAGGTGAAAGCCCTTGTGGAGAAGCAAAGACAATTGGAGCTTGGAACGATAAAGAAGGAAATGATAGAAGGCGTTCTGAAAAAGAAGTCCGTGCAGAATATTGTCAGCAATATAGGGCATTCCTTGGAAGACTGGAACCGTGATTGGGGGCGTATAGTGGAAACCGAGATGCAGAACATCTATCAAACTGGGGTAGCCCAGCAGATAATGAAGGAACAGGGAGCGGACGCGCTTGTATATAAAGAGGTATTCAGTGGAGCGTGCCAGCACTGCATAAAGTTTTACACAACGGCAGGGATAGGAAGCAAACCGAGGATATTCAAGCTTATAGACCTTATAAGCAATGGGGACAATATAGGGAGGAAAGTTAAAGATTGGAAACCAGTGTTAAATAGTGTTCACCCTTTTTGCCGCTGTGACCTTAGGGAGGTGCCTAAAGGTATGGTTTGGAATGACGAGACGCATTCATTTGAACAGCCTAAAGAACCATACAAGAGACAGATAGAGAGAAAAAGTAAAGTAAAAATATATGTTGGAGACAAAGTGTTTGAGGTATGATTTTCGGATATAAGGGAGATGTAGAGGTTCTGACCCTACGGAAGACAAGGGTAACAAAGGAACGTGTCAAGGAAAGCACGGAAGAGGTGGATGTGTACAACTGGGAGGTTGTCCCGGTACGTCTGGACCAGATAAAGGAAGACGAGTATGTATTACTCTATTGTATGATGAATGATACGAACCTATTCAAGAAGGGAGTGGAGTGCACCAATTTCAAAGGGGAGATGGAAAACGTTGTATTGGAAAAGGGGATAGTAATCTCCGTATGTGAAGACGCAAAACATCTCTCGTTCACTATGCCGCATCAAGTGACGATACCGCTTGTTGATGAAAAGACGTTTGATGAATGGACCGATGAAGACTGTTTCGGAGTAAACAGAGGAAGCAGTCGAAGAAGTCCCGATAAAGAGATAGAACAGGGGGATGTGGAGGAATACGTAAAGTTCTATAATGACAATCCAGAATACATGCACATGGGTGCAGGAGCGATAAAGATAATGGAAAGAGGCTTGTCCTTGTATGAAGGAAAACTGTACAACATACAGGCTGGGCCGGAATATGCGCTTATAACAAAAGAAGGTTTGTTTTTGAAAACAGAGCATTGATTATGGGAAAAGGAGGGTTCAATACCGGGTTTGTGGAGATAAGGACGCTTGAAGGCGAAAAGTTCCTAAAGGATATAAGGATTAATGAAGCCGTGAAGACAAGACATTCCTATACGCTTGTGGAAGGCTTGCATGTACGCGAAATGAAACCGCAAGAACCAGTGTATAACATCTATTTTAATGCAGGTAAGGAAGGTGTTCTTAACAGGATTTCGGGCGAACAAATGGTATGGACGTATGGAAAGAACTATCTTGTTCCGGTAAAAGTAAAGGAATTGAACATTTCCGACAGAATTGTTCTGTATGGGAACAAGAGGGGTAGGATTGACCGGATAGAAAAGGTGGAGACACTTAACAGGTATTTTTATAAGCCCGAATTGAAGAAAAACACTTCCTATTATATTGATAATGTCTGTATTTTTGGATAGATTGTGCAAAATTCGTATTTTAGCAGAAAAATTTGTAGCTATGAATTTAAAGAAATTATTTCATTTACAGACAGCAGAACAAAAGGTGTCTGAATACAGGGAGTTGCTGAGACGCTCCGAAAAGATAGAAGCAAGAACAGAAGAGCTTGCAAACGAATTTGCCGAAAGAAGCCAGGTATTGAAAAGCTTCTCCCTGCTTGACAAGGACGAAAGAGAGATTTCGGAAGAGAAATACAACGAGTTCTTGAAGGAGCATACTTCACGGGTTGCACAATTGCAGAAAGACAGGGACAAGGTTTTCAAGGCTATTGCCGCCTTCCAGAAAGACGAAGATATAGCGGAAGCCATTGCGGATGTATATGCGGTTCATGTAGCAAAGAAAGCATGGAAAAGCAAGAAGCTTTCCAAAAGTGCATACGATGATATCATGAAGGCAAAGACCGGGGTAGTAAAGTATGCGGACGTGCTTTTGTTCAGAGGCGGTAAGTTGCTTATCTTACAGAGAGCAGGGGAACACATGAACTATACACCCGATTGGTGCATACCGGGGGGACATGTGGACGAGGGAGAAGATTTCCGTACAGCCGCACAAAGAGAACTTTTCGAGGAGACCGGAATAGACGTTCCGGAAGACACTCTTATGGAGGTCGGTGTAGCCAAAACGAAGAATGCGGAAATTCATTATTTTATGGGGCACGTTGATGATGAATCCCCGGCTTTCGTGGTGGTTGACGGTGAGGAAGAAATCGGCAGTATGTGGATTGACCCAGTTACCGAACTGGAAGACTACGATTTCATCTTTGACATGAAAGACAATATCAAGAAGATTTTGGGCTTGGAAGTGAAACCCAGCCCGGTAGAAATCGTGATGAAGGCTTTCCAGGAAAAGAAGGTGACGGAAGACGTGGTAAAGTCCGTGTGCGAGAAATACCCTAAGGAGATACGGAAAGCGAATAACAAGACCGATTTTTCACACAGTGAAAGAAAGGACTTGGCAAAGAAAGGAGAGGCAATGCCGAATGGGAAATATCCTATCAGAAATAGCCAGGATTTGAAGGACGCTATTAAGTTGTCCGGTGCTTCTGACATGCCGAAAGAAAAGGTTAAGGCGTGGATTAAGAAACGTGCTAAAGAACTGGGTCTTGAAAGCGAATTGCCGGAAGAATGGAAAAGTAAGGAAGTTGAAAAGACGATGGACTGTAACGATGCGAATGCTATTTGCAAGGAAGATTTGGACGACAAACCAAAAGGACCGGAAGGTGACGGAATAGCAAAGAACGAGGAAACGGAAACTACGGACGAAGAAACGAACAGCGAGGAAATAGAGAAGTCGGAAGATGGACTGACGGTTTCCATGAAGTTTTCTTCTGTGGAAGACGCGATGGTATTCAAAAGTGTTATTTCCGAAATGATTCAAGAGGGGAAGGTGAAAGCCGATGTACTGGAAAAGGCAAAGAAGGAGGACAGTATGTATACGGTGTTTGCCGATTTCGCTAATTTCCTGGAAGGCGTTAAGACGCGTTCAAAAAATGTGCATTGGAAAGAGGAAGACAATGCCAAGCACAAGTATCTGGACGATTTGTTAGAGGAGCTTTCCGACTATGAGGATAAGATAATGGAAGCCGGACAAAGCGGTTTCGGCCGTTTCAAGGACGGGGAGATAAATGGTGAGGAGATAGAGGTCAACGACCCTATAGAACTGGTGGACCTTATCATAGACCGTACAAGGGATTTCTATTCAAGACTTGACAATAACCCCGAATATGCAGGGGAAAAGTCGTGGGTGGAAGATTTCATGGCAACACTCAAGCAGACTAAATACCGTTTACAATTGCATTAATCGTTTCGGAAAGGGGTAATATCGCCCCTTTCTTTTTATTAAAGGAAGCTATGGAAAAGGATATACTGAGTTTGTGGATAATTATCTAAAAGCGAAGGGTGAATAATTTTTGCATAAAACTTTGGCTATTTGCATAAAAATCCATACATTTGAATCGGTAAAGCTGTAAATATATTTTAGTTATTGTAATATATTGATTATTAGATATTTACAGAAACATGTTTATTTCAATTCGTTGGATTACAGATTATTAAAAGATGTTTGAAGTAGATTCAAAATTTAATTTTTTCACAGAAGCAAACTTTGAAAAATCAGATTTCAACCCTATGGATTACCCGGTAGGTGATGATAGAAGATACGAAAAAATGATTTTTGAAGGTTTGGCATCCGATTCTTCCATAGATTCGGAGGATGAATCTATGAATCCCAACGGATTTGTAATAGACCGCTTTTTAAAACACGGTCTAATCAATTTAGACCATTTGCCATCACGAAGCCCTATCAATAAATCAAGGTTCTGGATAGGGCACCCACTGGATGCTTATGTAAAGAATAACAAGTTTTATGTACGTTGTCAGTTGTGGAAAAAATCTCCGGAAGCAAGAGCCTTTTATGACAAGGCACTTGAAATGCTTGCAAGCGGCACCGACCGGAAGCCAGGTTTCTCCGTTGAGGGGAGAGCGCTGGAAAGAGACAAGAACAACCCTAAAAAGGTGACAAAAGCGCTTATCACAAACGTAGCAATGACAATGACGCCCGTAAATGCAAATTCATTTGCCGATATAGTAAAGGGCGTGCAGACAGTAGATTTCGTAGAGGATAATAAAGAAGAAATTAACAACGGTTTCAATAACGTTCTTGTAGAGCTACAGAAGGACGGATATAATATAAAAATAGACAAGTCTTTCAACGTTACCATTAACCCTATCATAGTGGAAAGAGACGAAAGATTTCAAGAGCTTTATAATTATTATCTGAACGGTAATGTAGGATTGAACGTTATAAAGGACTATTTGAGAACCGTTAATAAATAAGTTTGTACACAATTAAAAGTTTAATAAAGATGGACGAAAAATATTTGAACGACCCTATCGTATCTCTGATGAAGTCTATGGGATTTTCTGACGAGTACATTATGGCGAACGTGAAAATCGAAAAGTCTGAAAACGGAGCAGCAGCAGGAGACCATGAATCCGAAACCAAAGAGGAAAAGGATATCAACAAGCTGGAAAAGGAAGCCGTGAAGGACGAAGAAAAGGTGAAGGAAGACGAAAAGAATACTGCCAAGGATAAGAATGCAGAAGATGAAAAAGTGGAGAAATCCGACAAGGAAGACATCATGAAATCTTTGGGTTCTGTATTCGCACCTCTGATGGAGAATTTTCAAAAGTCTATTGACAAGTTCCAGGAAACAGTGGACGGTATCAACGACAAGCTGGACAAAATGTCTGGCGTTACCCCTATGTTCCGTTCAGAAGGACTTAACAATATGACAGCTATTCAGAAATCTTTCGAGGAAAGAAAGGACGAAGCAGGCAAATACGAAGTTAACGTAGTGAAAGACAGACCTATGGCCGTAAAGCTTATTGAAAAGTCTTTGGAAGAAGCACCGGAAAGTATCGCTAAGTCACTGGAAAGTGATGCACTTGCATATCTTATCAACCCGGACGCTGAAACAGTAGGTGAAAACTTGGCACGTTACATGTACGAAAAGAACGGTGTAAAATTCGTGAAATAAACTCTATTTAAAATAAAAAGAATATGGATTTGTATAATTATAGCAATCAAAACGGTACTGGCGATGTACTGGGCGGCATGGATTCGGCAGAAATCTTGAAAGCGATGGAAGCAGGTCTTAAGACCGGAATGCAGTATAACAACGAAATCAACAACGGTGGTGGTTTGAAAGTTGAATCCCTGGATTCAGTCTTGAAGATTTTGGGCAACCGTATGAATCAGTTGGTTTATTACATGGAAATGCCTAAACATAAGATTGACAACACTGTACACCAGTACAACCAGTTGTACAAGTATGGTGAGGAAGTAGGTATCTTCAACGCAGAAGGCGAGACACCGCAGGAAACCGATTCTCAATACAGACGTAAATCAATCGTAACCAAGTTCATGGGTGTTTCCGGACAGGTTACACATCCGGGAATGTTGGTTAAATTGGCTGACAATATGGACATGTATCAGAAAGAAGTCGAGAATAAGACTATCCTTCTGAGTACCATTATCGACACACGTCTTGTTGACGCTGATTCTTCTTGTGTAGCCGAGCAGTTCGACGGTGTTTTCCGTCAACACATGTTGGGTATCAACGAAATGGACGGTGGCACGGCAGAAGGTAAGACTTCTGAACAACTGTTAGACGGTTATTTCAACAGTCCGGCAGTTATCGACGCACAAGGTTCTGTGTTGAATGACAGTCTGATTCAAGACGCTGCAAACGTTGTAGTGAACGTTTATAACGGTTATATCGACCGCATCATTTCTAACCCGATTGTGTTCAACAACTACGTTAAGATGTTCCACGAAAGCAAGCGAGTTATTGTAGGTCTTGCTGCCTCTGTAACTGGTGCAACAATGGGACAGTCTGTAAACGACGTTACAACTCAGTTCGGTAAGATTAACATCAAGAATGACCGTTTCTTCGACGAACGCAAGCCTATTATGGTAGGCAAGGGCGCCACAAGTGCTAAAGCTCCGGTTGCTCCGGTTGCTCCGGTTGTTGGTACTGCCATTAAGGTTAATGCAGCCGATACCAAGACTAATTTCGGCAACCATGCTGGCTCTTATGGCTACTTGGTAACAGCAAAGAATCGTTATGGTGAATCTGCACCTCTGAATATCACATCTGCTGGTGCCAAGGCTGTAGCTGCTTCTGAATCAGTAGAATTTGGCTTTACTGCTGGTGTGGGTGGTGCATATCCGGCTACTTGCTTCGTGGTATACCGTACCAAGAAGAATGCGGTTCTGAATGCAAACACTGAATACTATCCTATCTTTGAGGTTCCGGCTTCACAGATGGCAACAGGTTATGACGGTGCCGATGCAGATTGTGTACGTGACCGCAACCGTATCATTGCAGGTACCAAGTCTGCTTTGGTATATTACAATGACAGTCAGATTAACGAATACTTGCAGTTTGCTGATACTATGAAGATGGACTTCGCTGTTACATCTCCAAGCAAGCGCTTTGCAATTCTGAACTACGGTACCCCGGTACTGTATCAGCCTGCAAAGATTGTACGTATCGTTAACATTGGTGAGGAGGGCTTGTAATTGGCTTGATATAGATTTATAAGTTTAAAAAGTGAAAAGTGAAAGGGAGGGAGTAATTGAACTCCTTCCCTTTTTGTTTAAAAATTTGTATTATGGAAAAAGTAATCTTAAAAAGTCGGGTGTATAACAACCATAGGATTGTGCTTAATGGTGGCCCGGTACAGTTTGTTAACGGTAGAGCGGAAGTATCGGAAGAACTCTACCAGGAAATAGTAAGTCGTAAACTTCCCGATATTTACAAGGAAGGTGAGGAACCGAAATTCAAAACACGCCTTGAAGAAAAACTTCGTTCGGAAGTGAAAGAAGGGAACAAGGAATATGAAGAGGAAATAAAACGTCTTAAGAATATCGTCGAGGCGCAGAAGGTTGAAATTTCCAAGAAAGAAAAGGAAATTGAAGTATGGAAGAAATGCGTCGAGGACTTGAAGGCAGGAAACAAGGAAACGCAGGCAGCAGCCCCCGAACTGGAAACAAAGCAGGAAGCCTCTATCAAGGAAGAAGAGGACGACGAGGTGAA